TCAGGATCAGGATAGAAATCCCAAATAGAAACATGAGCAGCTTGTGGAACAACCTTAGTAACAGGCTCATATCCACCTTCTTCATTCCACGAAGGATATTCTTTATCAACAGCAAACGGCCCCTTTAAAATACCTGTACCAAATAAAACACACTCAAAGATAGATGAACGCAAATGTTTAGACGCATTAGATTCTTCTAGCTGATCATGGATTTTCTTTTCCATTTTCTTAGCTGCAATTTCTGCAGGGCTAAATGTAACCGCAGTAGGTGTAGTACCCGGACCTTCTTTTAAATTCTTGATGCCCCTAAGCTTATCTGCAAGAGGACCAAGACGTTTAGTTAAAGAATAGAGAGTGGCCCCTTTAGGAAGCTCCTCTTCATCATCTCTTGATCCATAAGGAGACACAGGTCCGTCATCTTCAATTTCTTCAGGACGTTCTTTAGGGTCGAAATATACACTCTCACTTACACCTTCTGGTAATGTTGTTGGATCAATGGTAATAGGAAATTTAGTCTTGGCAAAAAGTACATCAATGATTTGACCATACGCAGCAAGAACTTTTGTTTTAGTTACTTTAATAAATACACGCGAGCGTTCTGCTTCAGTAAACTGTACGTCAGAGCTATACAGACCACGATAGTTTCTGTACGCTTGCAACCAACGATGCTCATCAGATTGCTGACGCCAATCTTTAGATTTATTGTAGGCGTCGTTTACATGAGTAATAACCTCATTTAAACCTTTAGCATCGGTACCCTCATCTAAAGCGTAACCAATTTGTTCTTCAAAATCACCAGTAGTATCTGTCATGTATTAATACCCAAATGTTTGATCTGCTACAGCAAAGTTATCTGTTTGCGACATAGGATCATAATCAAAAATATCTTGTCTTGGTCTGCTCATTATACCATATCTAAGTGCGTCATACAAGTGATCTTCTGATTTAGTGTCTACGTCTTCAGGGTTCTTTTTATCTAAAGGTATAGAAGGTAGTTGTGAAACTAAATTAAAACAGTTATCAAATACTACTAAGCTTGGATTGCCATCTTCATCTTCATCTTGTAATCGTCTGTGTAGTTCATTCTTTCCTGCAATACGACTACCACCACTTCTATCACTTGGTCGCCACCTACATCCAGCTAAAATCATTTGCTCTGCAAGGCTTGGTCCTGTATCACCACGCTTGTGCCAACACGAACTATCTAGCACACCGTACATAATCTTGCCGTCATCTTCTTCTAACTCTAATACTTTATAGGCTAAATCTCGTGCAAGTACTTTAGAAACATAAAGTTCTCTATACACAATCAACTGCCCATCAGGAGCTAAAGCAAACCACACTACCGCAGTCTTTGAACCATACCCATAATCACACGCCCGAAACTTAGGAAAGTTCTTAGGTATCTTGTACGCAGGTACAACGTGCTTGTCTCGGTTAAACTCAGGAAAGGCTGAACCTTCCGAAACATCCCAGTTACCCTCTAATAACCTTTTTCTTTGGTGTTCTGGCAACGACAGAAGCATCGTTTCATAGTCGCCACTTTCAGCCAAGTAAGGATTATCAAAAAGTTTAGCAGGAATAAACTTCCTTTTAAACAGCGGTTGCTCTTCCTTTGTATGCCCTTTAGGATACTTAAGAGTTTTGCCAGATTCATCCGTAGCCCAAAACGCTTTATTAGGACTAGAAGGATTAATGAAATACTTTTTTACCCATACGTGACCAGAGCCTCCGGGGTTAGTAGTAGCTCTCATATACACAGGTAAGTCTGATGCAGCAGACCTCAACCTTGACCTTAAGTAATCCCAAGCAAATGGTGTGGCCCACTGCGTCAACTCGTCAAAGCCTATCCAACAAAAAGACAAACCCTGATAGCGTAGTACATCTTCATCTCTATCAAGATAAGACAACCACAACCTACCACCAGCAGGGGAAGTCCACTGCATTTTTCTTTCTGACCATTTAATACCGGGAATAATCTTTGGATAGATTTCTTGAGACTTCCAAATAAGTTCCCTTAGTTCTTCCGTAGTTTTACGGAGCAATAGGCCAGAAAATTGTGGATGTATTAAGTATCTAAGCGGATCAGCAAGCATAGCGTAGCTTTTACCACCACCTGCTGCTCCTCCGTATAAAACTTCACGCTCACTAGCTGCAAGAAAGTCTGTTTGCGGCCCTACGTTAGGCTTAAATACTACATTATGTTCTTCGTAAGAAAGTTTAACCGTATTATTACTAGATTTAACTTCTTTTATCTTAGGTTTAGGCGGTTGCTCGGCTTTTTTCCTCGCTGCTGCCTTTTTCTTTCGAGCCTGTGTGCTTGATTTCAAGTTCTTCAAGCTTTTCGAGGGCTTTTTTGTACGTGGCAAGCCAGTTGCGGTAAGCTGTAGCTTTATTTTTTCTTTTTCTTTCCGTGTTGACTCGCTTTCTGAGGCCAACGTGGGAAATTGATCGTCCAGTTTTGTCACTTAACCACCTTGCAACTTCTCGGTAGGAGTATTCTTTTACGTATTGACGAGCTAAGTCTAAAGCTTCTAACTCTAAGAACACAGGATCAAGAATATCAGGATCGTGTTCGTTTTGTACATAACCAAAAGGAATAGTTCTACTAATCCTAGGTATCTGCATCCAATTACCTTCTGAGTCGCGTAGACCTACCGGATCAGGCAACTCATAGTAAGGTAATCTATTCTTCTTCGTCACTTTGTTTCGGTGGCAACAGCATAATACCGTTAGGTGTAGCCACTTCTACTTTGTCCGTCTTTTGAACGCCCACTCTATCCAAAATTTCAGTGGCCGCTTTGAGTAAGTTTGCCGTACCCAGTTGGCCGGGGTCACGCAAAATTCCTGCCATGCCAATTGCAGCACGTGGAGCGTTGAGTGCCAAATATTCTTTAGTAAGTTCCAATACTTCATCTTTTAAAGTTTTAATAACCTCGCCTACGCTAGTATTATCGCTGTATCCAGCTAGTTTTTTTGCTTCATTAAAGTCCCCGTTAGCTTCGTGAAATAAAACACGCAAAAAAGCTTGTTGTTTTTCGGTATATTCCCGTTCCATTATTTTTTCATGCTCCTATCACCAAACCACCAAGTAACAGCAGTAGTAGTTAAAAATAGTATTTGATTAGAAATCTCACGTTTAATAACGTCGTCACCTAAAGCTTCTAAAAATACGTAAACAGAAAAGCCCAGCAGCGTAAAAGTTAGAATAGGCCGAACAAATCTTAAGATGTTGCCAATTACAGAACCACTGTAAGAAGCATCATGTGCGTATGAAGCAGCCTTAATTGTAGCAGCAGCATTTTCTTCTGCTATAGCACGTTCGCTTTCTAACTCAGCACTACGCGCTTCGATCTGCATTTCTTGTAGCTTTAGTTCTTGGTCAAACTCTAACGCCATCTTTTTAAGCTTTTGTCTGGTTTCTAAAAACCTTCCTGCTTGACCAATAATACTACCAATAATACCTGTAGCACCACCAGTAAGAACTGAACCTATGATTTCAAACATATAATTACCACGTTGCTTCTTTAGGTCTATTGTCTACATGGACAAAAGAATTGTAGTTAATGCCTAGTCCTTTAAACCCTACTGCTTTAGCTGAGTATATGATTGCTTCTTTATCTTGACCAGCTAAAGAAATATCAAATGCAGTTGAAGGATTGTTTTCAGTTGCTCTGTGCTGACTCAGCGGAGCGCCACCAACTTTAGAATTGTATACAGGGCACCGACATGCGCTATTAAGTACCATAGGTTTGCCCAGTAAATCTCGCAGTTGTTGCAGCTTTGTTAGTGCATCTTCTTGGACATAAGCAGAGTTACAACCACACTTGCAAACTATCTCTTGCCAAGTAAACGAAGCTGTTGCTTGTGCTGTAGGAAGAACCTCACCTCTAAGAGTACTAATCATTTATGCGCCTAGTACAGTCCAAAAAATAGTTATAACCGCAATAATGCTGGATAAAGTAGATAGCATAATCATGCTTTCTAATCTTTTAATTCTACCAACTAAACTATCTAGTTGTTTTTCCATAGTAGAATACCTCACAGCACATTCCCGCTCATGGGCAGCTAGTTCTGCAGCTACAACAGTAGGACTAATGTTTTCGTTAATTTCCATAACTACGCTTTAGCCTTTTTTCTTTTGCGTTTAGATTTAGGTTTAGGTTTAACCGTACCTATAGAAATAACAATAGCAAGAGGAGAAGACTTACGAGGCTTTCTAGATTTGCTACTGACAGTTTTTTTGCTTTTTCTTGCCATAGTAATGTCCTCTCCCCTATCTTTTTCTAGCCTTGTCTTGCCATTGCCTAAATGGGCCTTTCTTTTCTCGCTTAGGCGTAACCTTACTGTGCCGCCCTTTTCTGCGAATCTTGGACTTTTTCATAGGCCCACCACTAAGACCAATTGCACCACGACTAGCCATTTACTTTTTTGCCGTTTTATTTTCTTGGAAGTTCATATATGCCCTTAAACTTTTAAAGCCACTCTTTTTTAACATTTCAGCAGATACAGCAGCCATTTTTTTACCATTTTTATAATAGTATAAATGCCCTGCTTTTCTTGCTGCAGCTAAACTTGTTTTCTGTTGATCTTTAGGAACATTCCTTTTTAATTTTTTTACGTTACTTTTAGTAGCTTGTGCTGGTGGTACAGTAGGTTTTGATCTTGGCTTCGGTGGAGCAGCAGTTGCTCTAGGCGTAGTTACAGGCGTAGCTTTTTTCATGAAGTTATTTAATTCTGCAGTAGCATTGCGCCGTGTAGGGTTTTGTATAGTCTTTCGTGGAGGAGAAGTTGAAACAGTACCTTTTGCTTCTTTAGCAATTTTTCGCCTAAGTGCTATTTGTCGCTCCATAGCTCGATCAGCAGGTGTCCTAGTAGCTTGGGCTGACATAGCAGAAGGAGGAGTATTTTTATTTGTTATCTTGCCCCTAGCACTGCGAGGAGGTTGGTCGCGCGATGCTCTGCGCTCTGCCCTACCAATACTAGCTTGTGCTCGACGCACAGCAACTCTAGTCCTAGCATCACTACGTTTTTTTGCTATTCGTGCTTGTTTTTCTGCACTAGTTTCTCTTGCCATTTTATTATTTCCCTGATTTTAATTTGCTACGATTAGCAATTAAATTTTTAGCTAAACCACCAGCAAAGTAATTATGCACTTTCATGCCACCATTTTTCATGGCTGTGTAAGCCTGTGTCTTTTTTGCTACATTCTTAGGCTGCTTAGAAACTTGCTTGCCTTCTTTAGTTGTCTTACGTTTAGCTGCTGTAGTAGCTGCATACTCTTGATTAGATAAAGCACCTATAGCAGCTTTAGGCAGGTAGCGTTCTCCTGTAGCTTTTGGCCCTTGAGTAGAAGGCTTACCTGACTTAGTGCCCCAATCTGCATCTGTCCAAGTCTTAAGAGACTGTTGTGATTTACGTAAAGCCATTTACTTTTTAGCGTTCCTAGACATAAATGCTGCTGCACCAAAGTAAGCAGACACAACACCAGCCATACCTATATAAAATAAACTAAACAAATCTGATAACGCATTAATTCTGCTATCAGGAAAGATAGGAAGAAATACAAGTGCAGTAAATACAAGCATAGCAATCATAGCTATCCATGCCATGTGTCGCTGTGCATCGTGTTTTTCATGCTTGTCTAGTGCTTCAATAGCAGCTAGTTCATGATCATCCACTATGCCATCCTGATTAAGATCAAGCGCACTGTATTTACTTTCTTCTTGTAGTTTCTTTTGATTAGCCACGGCGCTTAGGAGACTTCACCATGCCTCCAACACGCATACTTTTCTTTTTGCCTTTAACTGGCCCACCAGCCATCATTTTCTTAATGCCCTTTTTGACATTGCCACCACGGTTCATAAGTTTCTTTTTAGCCATGCCGCCGCCGCGCATCTTTTTAATTCTTTTGCTTTTGCCCATCATTGTAAACTCTCCTATATGATTGCCGTTTTAAAACGGTATCTTCGTAATACTGCTTATCCCAGTTGTCGTAGTAACCTTGCTTATGTAAACTAGCCGAAGCTTCTTCTAATTTACTGAAAGGCTGAATAAGCACCATAAAAAAATCATTCTCAGTTTCTAGGTTATCTTCTAAAAACTCTACCTCTTCACTATCATCATATGGATGAAAGGGCATAAGGTAAACATCATCTCTAACAAACGTATAGTTTAAAGCTTCGACACTGTACGCAAGAGCATCAATGTCCATACGAAAGTCATCACAAGCTACAATAATAAGTTCTTTGTTTTGATCTTTTATTGTTCTTGCTTCTTTAGTTAACTCAAACAAAAAGTCGTCAGCACTTTCTACTTCAACAACTTTTACTTTATTAGTTAACCTAGCCTTTTGTGCGTAAGGGCAAACCGCCCAACCATCTAGCTTTTTACTTTTCTGTTCTACAAAATATTTAGACCAATGTAGAATTTCTTCTGTTATAGTTTTCATTTAACTCCTAGCAAAGGAGCCACGCTTTCTAAGCATATGTGTTACTTAAAAAGCGTGGCCTATCCTTTTTGCTAAAAGTTGAATACTAAAGTTACCCAGAAACAAGAGTCAACTATATCTAAGTTGACTTCCACTACTAGGATACCGAAGCACTAAATGGTGTAGCTTCCGTGCCACTTGCCGTAAGTACGCCCTTAACCATATACTGGTTGGTAGCAATATCAATAAGCGTAATTTCGTCACCAATAGAAACACCGCCTTTGGTCGTGCCGTTAAGCGTAATAGTATCTGAATCAGAAGCAGTGTTAAAACTAGCAACCGTATCTGCACTGTCTTGGTGCAAAATAACAGACCCATCAATCGTGTCCGTAGCATCAGCAACCTTGATAACGTAGTTAGATGTGTTGACTACCGATACAATAAACTGAAACTCTGCGCCCGAACCTGTGGCCGCTGGTAGAGTAAAGGTTGCCGCTGCATCCCCACCTACTTCACCCATAAGCAAAATACGACCAGCATGATCAGCGTTTGTTAGTGTAGCAGTTCCTGTCAGAGTAACTAAATCTCTAATAAACGACCCACCAAGAGTAGTTGTACCTGCAGTAACTGTGAGGCCACCCGAAACGACCTCCATTCCATCTTCAATAAAAACGTCTTCAGGGACACGGGAAACCCCTTGCGCGATTCGTGTAGAAGCCATGTTAAAATCTCCTTTAGTATAGCTTTAGCAAAGTGATAGTTTTACGTGTTACCACTCCACGTATTATTTTGTAATTCTAAATTAAAATATCTATAAAACCTTTTTTATCAGGTTTAGCTTTTGTATCCACCACCGGCTGCTTTGTACGCTTTTGCCAACATCTGGGCTTTTCTTGCAGACCATTGTCCGGGCTTGCCACCTTTTCCACCCGCCTTGATTTGGTTAAATAGGCGTTTACGTAAAGCTGGCTTAGTGTAGTTTCCAGCCTCATTGACTTTACTCTTACTTTTCTTTTTCTTTTTTGCAGTCGATTTTGACGAGGTAGCCATATTTACCTATTCCTACAGAGTAACACTCAATCGTGCGTTTTCTATTAAAATCCCAAGGATGCACTACATAGACATACAAATCGCTATACGTAGTAAGTGGGTGCGCTGGTTTTTCTCTTGGTAGTCTACTGTGTTGTGGTTTAGCGCGAGGCTTAGGAACTGGTTTTGATACTTGATTTGAGTATCTATTAAATTGTTCTAGTTCTAATATTCTAATATACTCTTGTAGTACTGCCTCTTCATTTTGCTGCCCATGTGCTGGGCTAGTGTACAGTAGTATAAAAAGTAGTAAAGTTTTAAGCCCTACGACTACGCCCCTTAACATGTTTTTGCGACTTAGGAGGCGACTTAGTAGACTTTCCTGCTCCTCCCCAAAATACTTTATTTGCCCAATAAGCAGCAGACGTTGGTCCCTTTTTAATGTTGGCAGCGTGTCTTGCCTTGAAAGACTTACGCGCCTCGGCAGAGTAATTGTGACCCATCTTCTGATCACCAAACCGAATTGTTTTAAGGCTGGTCCCATCACGAACAACTACCACAGCTTTCTTTGTTGGATGATTTGGCGTCATTTTAGGTTTATTAAGACCACTAACACCTATACGCTTTAACTTAGCTTTTTCTGAATCAGTAAGAGACATTAGTCCTTATTCCATCCTTCAGCCTTCATAGCGTTATATACATCTTCGTAGGTATGCTCAACGCCAGTATCCCTACGAATAGCTGCGCGAACATAAACTACATCGTAATGGGGTAATCTTACAAACGCTTCCCTGTTATGAATGCTTTTAAAGAAAGCAGAAAGCGTGTGTTCATTATACCATTTTAGCGATTTAGTCCGCATTGTCAAGCACTTTTTTTATATAAGTACATTTTAGGTACTTTACCGCCGTATACTAGGTCCGAAAGGTCCGGCGCTTGGTAGTTTTCCGACTTAAGTATCTTGCCACCCTCGTCCCTAACCACATTACCATCTCCGTCAAGCTTAGACATATTAGACAGATGTACGCGATTAAATGCCACATTAAGATTCCAACCATATGTGTCAGCCAAACCAACGGTAACATACAGAAGATCGCACAATTCCTTAAGAACTTGCTCCTGATCACCTTCATCTAAAGCCTCCAATAGCTCATTAGCTTCTTCTTTGACCAACCGCTTGCGTAAAGCACGAATATGATCATCTAGGTAGGGCACATCCTGTGGATGCCCAAAGGTTTCATGAAACTCAGATAGCTGATGCTGCATAGTTTCTGCCTGACTGAAATGTTTCATACAAGATTCTTCTTTAACCAAGTAAGCATCTTAGGGTTATCCCTTAGCACTTGGGTCAGATATGTTGCCATAATTGCTACAGCCCTTTCCTCGTCTTCTCTTTTATCTTTCAATTGCCCTAGCTTCCATATAGCGTGAAGTATTTCATGCAGTACAGTATCAACTAAAGCAGTACCCTTTAAATTCTCTTCAATTCTAATGCGAGAGTTAATGTAAGAGAAATCACCAAAAAGCTCATCATTCAGTGGTACATATTCTATACTAAAATCAGTAGGTCCAACCTTAACACTTTTCATTGTACAAGTCTAATCCTTTCTATTGTTAACATTTTTATATCTGCCCACTCAAAACCCAAAGCATTTTGTACATTTCTTTTAAGTGTCCCTAAAACACCACGAACAGAAAGCACATTTTCACTTTTTCTATCCTACTTCTGCTAGTGAAAATGTGCTTTCTGTCCTTAGCGTTCCCAGTACAGGATATCTGTACAAGTTCTTAGCGTTACTAGTATAAAGACACTATATGTGTTACACTTACTGTGCCCTTACATCCGTAGTGTATTTTTTATTTATCTAGTGTTTTTTTCTTTACTAACTGTTTCATTCTCTGTGAATCACTTAATGTGATAACATTATACTCATTTCACTATGCCGTGTCAAGCATAAACGTACACCTATGTAAAGATAAATACATTATACCATATACAGTGCCCTACCACAAGTACTGTGTTGCTAATAAGACACCCATATATAGTAAAAAATCATGCCTAACAGCACACCCCCTTGTATATACCAACTGTGGTTAACAAGCTATTTACCTGATCTGTGTGTAGCTGTGTATACGCTAACGTAGGCACCCCCTATGGCCCACCCGGCCCCTTCTTGATCTTGGCTGATCTTGAGTCTTAGACTCTTATCATTACTATATCTTGATCAAAATTCTTTGATCTTCACTGATCTTGATCAGCCTATACGGTGATCCATAGCCACCGGCAGCCACTGGCTCAGATCACGGCTTGGCTATCTGATAGGGCAATCAATACTCTATGAGGGTGTATCAAATGAAACTGCGGCACATACCCCCTGTCCCCTATTGTCCTGAAAGGCATACCCCCCTGACAGCGTTACATGGTGTAACGCTACCGATACTACGTTGACCCTACGTCATGTACACTGCGCCATGTCCTACCGCCCGCACCACCCTCGCAAAGCCGCAGATTTGCTGGGTTATTATTTAGCGCTTGCCAAGCCCGATCAAATAGCGCCTATTTGCGCAGGGCAATCACGCCCAAGAAAAGGAACAAAACAATGACCAAGAAAACCAAAGCCACTACCACTGCCAAGATCAACGCCCAAGCCGCCGACAATCGCGCACAAATGGATCAC